TTGAAGGATTAGCAATGAACTGGAAAGCTGATTTAACAGAAGTTAAAAACCATTTGAATACCTTTAGGCAAGAATGTATCTTAAAGGCTGATTTTAAAGAAAACGAAAAGCTTGCCAAAGAGCATTTTTTTAATTGGGTAAAAAGAGGAAACCCAATACTAAAAAAAGAAAGCAAAGGCAAAAACGTATTTGACGAACTTTACGAGGATTTACAAAAACAAAAACACCTAAACAATGAATGAGATAATTTTAACGCACCTCCGAAAGATGGAGTTTGTTTGCGGACTAAAACAGTTTAAAGAATACAAAAAAGAAGAGGCAAGCGAGTTACTTGGATGCCTTAGCAAGTTATTTAGCAGCTACGGCTGGATGACAGAGGCAAGAGTTGACTACATTCTCCACGCTGGTATGCGAGGACAGTACGGCGATTTTTACCACGTAAACGAGAAGACAGTAAGCGTTTGGATAAATCAATATTATGCACACCACCAAAGCCAAATCGTACAGGAAGTCCAAGCTTTAAACAACAAAGAAAGCGAACCAACTAACGAAGAGATTGCCTACTGGATTGAGGTTGGTAAACAGATTTTTAGAAAAAATTACCAGTATGCAAAGGAGACAGGTTATTGCTTAGACATTTCAGAGTGGGGTATGAATTGGTTTAATAAGTTCCAAGAGAAAGGAATTTTAAAGCCTTGGGAGTTTAACGTGGAAGAGATGGAGAACGACGTTAGAAAAGAGTTACGCTTGACGGTTAGATATGTAGACGAAACCAGCGTTGGAGCCAAGACCAAGAACAAAATTTGGAAGTTGTTTATTTTACAGGCAATTAGAGAAAACAAGGATTTAGATAAATTAATATAAACAAAACAATTATGAGCAAGATTTACGGCGGAAACGCAAAACTAATGAAAACCAAATTTGGAGAAATTTGGAAGGTAAGCCAATCAAGAAAAGACTTAGAAGGACTTTTACAATACCTAAACGACAACGATGCCGAATGGGTAAACCTAGACATTAAAGAAAAACCACAAATTGTGGAAGGTAAGCCAACGCACTATTTACAAGTTTGGATTAAGGAAGCGGTACAAGTCGCAAATAAAAATGAGGCTAATTTTAAGCAGACAGAGAAGCGCATTGTCGAAAATGATAACTTACCTTTTTAAATGAAAAAAAACGATTTGTACGCAATCTTTGCAGCGCTGGTAGGCATTACCCTACTGGCTCTGCTAAAGGTTTCTAGTTTGCTGCTATTTATTGTGCTGCTGGCTTTGTGGACCTTGGCTTGGTCTTGGATTTACGAACGCTGCAAATGATTCAGTTTAAAATAAACGAGAAGCCTTTAAGCGTGAATTTAGCTTGGCAAGGCAAACGATTTAAAACGGCAGCTTACAAAGATTACGAAAAGGCAATGCTTTTGCGTATGCCAGCTTCTAAGATTGACCCAGCGCAAATGCTTAGAGTTGAGTTTTTCTTTGGCTTTAGCAACTCAGCAAGTGACCTAGACAACCCAGTTAAGTTGTTAATGGATATTGCACAGAAAAAGTACGGCTTTGACGACAAAAACGTTTTTGAGTTAAACGTGCGCAAGTGCTTGGTCAAAAAAGGAGAAGAATTTATACAAATGGGCATTTATCAGCTTTTACCTTTTTAAACAAAAATCACCTTTATAACTTGGAATCAAATCGCAATCTTATATTTGCGTAAAGATTAAGCAAATGAGCATTTACGAAGGGTTACTAATTAAGAAAGCAAGAAAGCAAGCTGGATACAACCAGCTGGATTTGTGCAAGAAAATTGGATTGAGTCATGCACCAATTAACCACGTTGAAAATGGCTTGGAGTCGATAAGCCTTTTTAACTTACGCAAGATTTGTGAAGAGATTGGTTTGGAGGTAGTAATAAAGCGAAAAGATGGCTAAAGGTTACCCGATTTCAAAGCCTGATTATTCGTTAGAGATTCGTTACCGATTAAGAGACGGACAATGGTCCCCTTGGTCAAACAAAGGAAAGGGTAAATTTGAATGCATTGAACTTGTCCAGCGGCAAATAAGAACATTGGCAGCCGCTTACCAAGGACGAGAGAAAGAAGTTAGATTTGAATGGAACGGAAAGCTTTGCAATTTTACAGGCGAGCCTACTGGTCAAACAATAATATTAATGTAGTTATTTTGGGTTTTTGTTAAATGAAAAGGCTTGGGTTCTGCTCAAGCTTTTTTTTAAAATTTTAAAATATGAAAATTAACGAGGTAGGTTTTTGGGAAACAACAGACCAAACAGGACACGTTCACGACAAATATTTATGTGAGGCTTTGGGAAGTTATTTGTTTGTTACAGGGCATAAAACAGTTGTCGACTTTGGATGCGGACTTGGTGACTATGCAAAGGCATTTAAGGAGTTTAAATTAGAAGTAGAGGCTTTCGATGGAAATCCTAATACCGAAGTATTAACAGGTGGAATTGGAACTGTCCTAGACCTATCAAAACCCTTTTATTTACAAAAGAAGTTTGATGCAGTAATGTCGCTGGAAGTTGGTGAGCATATTCCAGCTGAATTTGAGGCATTATTTTTAGACAACATTTGTAAGCACGCTATAAAAACGCTAATTATTTCTTGGGCAATAGAAGGACAAGGAGGAGACGGACACGTTAATTGCAAGAATAATGATTACATTATTTATGAGGTAGAGCAACGAGGATTTAAATACAATAAAAAAGCAAGCGAAGAACTAAGAAAGGCAACAACAAATGCTTCTTGGTTTGCTAATACATTAATGATTTTCAAAAAAATATGAAAACGCAAAAAGTAAAAATTTCTAAAGTCAAAATGAATCCTAACAATCCACGATTGATTAAGGATGACAAGTTTGCAAAGCTGGTAAGGTCAATTAAAGAGTTTCCAAAAATGCTCGAAATTAGACCTATTGTTGTAAATGCGGATATGATTGTATTAGGTGGTAACATGAGGCTAAAGGCTTGCAAAGAAGCGGGATTAAAAGAGGTTACAATCATTTTTGCAGAAGACTTAACAGAAGACGAGCAGAAGCAATTTATAATTAAAGACAACGTGGGATTTGGTGAATGGGATTGGGAGCAGTTGGCTAACGAATGGGATGCTGATAATTTGCAAGATTGGGGATTGGATATTCCTGACTTTGTAGTTAAAGAAGAGTTAAGTGCTGAGGAGGATGATTATGAGATTCCTGACGAAGTCGAAACAGATATTGTGCTAGGTGATTTATTTGAGATTGGAGAACATCGTTTGCTTTGTGGGGATAGTACTTGTTCTGATACAGTTGCAAAGTTGATGAATGGAGAAAAGGCCGACATGGTTTTTACTGACCCTCCTTTTCCAAACAATAGCCAAATAATGCACGATATGATAAAAAATATAGATGGTGCATTTAATAATTCAAGGATATTTTGCGATAATTTAATGATATGGTTTTGGGATAATTTAGAATTTCCACCATTTATTGAACAAGTAACATCCAAACATATTTGGCATAAAACAAATGGTTGGCAAGCAGGGCATTTTGAAACTATGTACTGTTATCACAATGATGAAACAAGGCATGAGCAAAAAGTTTTTTCAGTAAATAATGTTGGAGGAGAAAATAATCGAAAAGAACAAGGGAATCATCCAACACCAAAACCAATAACTTTAGTAGTTCAAATTATAAAAGAAATAGCTAAAAAGTCAAATTCAATTTTAGATTTATTCTTAGGTTCAGGAACTACAATGTTAGCAGCACACCAACTTAAGCGCAAGTGCTACGGTATGGAATTAGACCCAAAGTATTGCCAAGTGATTGTCGACAGGATGCGTAAATTAGACCCAGCTTTAGTCATCAAAAAAAACGGAGTAACTTTGTAATATGGCACGACCAAAATCACCAATAGACTGGACTGAAATGGGACGACTCGTCCAAGCTGGATGCACAGGAGTCCAATGCGCTGCCTATTTAGGCATTGACGAGGAGACATTTTACAACCGATGCAAGGATGACCTC